TAACTAAGAAAGAATGGCTAGAAGAAAAAATCGACGAGGAACTGGAACAAAAGGAATAAAAAATAAGGGTCACTCCCACCGACCAAAGTTTGAGCAACCCTTATTGACGTATACTATACATCAACTAACTATAGTATACGTCATTCCTTAAAAAATTTCAATTAAGGAGTGTAATATTATGAAAAATGAATTAATGATGTTTGAAGAAAAGAAAGTTGAAGTACTGAATATAATGGGCAAGTTTTATTTAATCCATATGATTGTGGAAGATGTTTAGAGTTAAGTGATAGTGCAATAAGAAATCATTTATCTAAAATGAATGATACTCAAGCTGTATTATTAAAAAATTCTAATGTCCTAGATAAGGACTTTAGAAAATTGCATAACACAGGTGAAAAGTTCTTAACAGAGAGTGGAGTATATAAGTTAATATTTAAATCTAAAAAAGAAGAAGCTGAGAGATTTCAAGATTGGATAAGTGATGAAGTACTTCCAGCCATTCGACAAACTGGTGCATACATAACAAATAATGCTGACCCAGATAAGTTGAGAGAAAAAGCAAGCGAGATTGAAAAATTACAATTAGCTTATAACAGTACATCTATGTTAAAAGAATTGCTAGATGATGCAGGCTTTGACAACAAATCTAAACTATTAACAGCTAAGACATTATATAAAAAGGCAGGCATTGATTTACCAATTGAGATAAACGAAGAAGAACATTACTTTGACACAAAACAAATAGCATCTAAACTGAAAATATATTCTAAGAGTAATAAACCAGCACAGTTGGCTGTTTGTGAGATTATTAAAAAGATAAAATTAGAAGAAAATGAAGTAAAAGGAGTTTGGGAAACGAATGGTTCTTGGACTGGTACTGTAAATAAATATACAAAGAGTGTAATAGATAAGGTTAGAACTTGGATAGAGGAGAATAATAGACCTACTAAGATTGCAGGTGAGAAGAAGAATTTCCATGTTGTATATAAGATTGAGTAAATTTGATTGTATTAAATAATATATTTTAGTTTATTTTAGTTTTGAGGGGGATTAATACAATGCGTGAAAGTTTACTTAATAAATATAATTTAAAAACTGATGAAGATGTAGAATACTTTGTGAAGCTTGCTAATGCGTTATATGAACTAAAACTGAATAGTGAAGAAAAATTTCAAGAATATGCAGAGATATTAAGAGGTATTCTTAGAGAACAAGAAGAGAGAAAATAAGTAAAATAATATAGATAAAGCACTTGAATATTACATAGTTTCAAGTGCTTTGTTTGTTAAAAAATGGTATAATATAGGTAGGAAATTATATTAACAATGTGGTATGTAAAGAAGTTAGAAATTAAAGTAACAAATAAAAATAAAACTATTTTATATTAACTATGTGGTATGTAAATAGCGCTCCCAAGACATACAACGAATCAGTTACATTAAATTTTATATTAACTATGTGGGTTCAAAACTAAATAAACAAAGAAGCACTTACTTTTGGTAGGTGCTTTTGTTTTGCTTATAACTTTTCATCATCTTCATATTCCATAATATCACCTGGTTGGCAGTTTAAAGCTTTACATATTTTATCAATTACATCAAGTGAAACATTTTTATTTGAAGATAGTTTGGCTATTGTAGTAGAAGAAGCTCCTATTTTGAGTCTTAGTTCTTCTTTAGTTATACCTCTTCTGTTTAGTAAGTCAATTAGTTTAAAAAATTTTATAGACATGTTAATACCTCCTATATATTTATATAATACTATATATCTTTATTAAAGTAAAGATATATTTATCAAAATAAATAAAAAGTATTGACATTATTTACTAAATAATGTATTATTAGAGTATAAAGATAAAGAAATCTTTATAAAGGTAAAGTAATAAGGGATAAAATAAGGAATATTCTCTCTCGTCAAAGTTTAAATATTCCTTATGACATATAACTAATATGTAATATAATTATATGTCATTCCTTAAAAAAAATCAATTATTAAGGAGTGTGTTTTTATGAACAATTTAGTATTAATTAACAACCAAGAGTTGCAGGTCAAGGAGTTTAATAATCAAAGAGTAGTTACATTTAAAGAAATTGACCAAGTACATGAAAGAACAGAAGGTACAGCAAAGAGAAATTTCTCAGAGAATAGAAAACATTTTATAGAGAACGAAGATTTCTTTTTTGTAAAAGCAAGTGATTTTGAAAAGTACGGAAATCGTACTTTAGAAATTCCTAATCGTGGATTAACTTTAATAACTGAAACAGGCTATTTGATGTTAGTAAAATCTTTTACAGATGACTTAGCATGGAAAGTACAAAGACAATTAGTAAATAGTTATTTTAGAGTTAAAGAAGAAATAAAAACATTAGAAGCAGTAAATGAGTCAATTAAATTAATAACTCCAATTTTTGAAGATTTAAAAATTGATAAAAGTATGCAATTTCTTGTTGCTAAAACATTTTTCAAAAAAGCAGGAGTTGATATTCCACTTGAAATTGAAGAAAAAGAGCATTTTTACGATACAAAACAGATTGCAAGAAAATTAGGACTTTACACAATGTCTAATAAACCAGCATTTCAAGCAGTTAAACAAATTATAAGAAAACTTGATATTAAAGAAGATGAAACGAAAACAGTACTAGAAACCAATGGCTCTTGGACTGGTACTGTAACAAAATATTCTAATAAGGTTACAGAAAAAGTCAAAGTGTGGTTGAAAGAAAATAATAATCCTATCTCAATCAAAGGAGACAAGAAAAACTACTATATATTGTATAAAAATAATTAGATTTTAGTTTAGTTTTGAGGGGGATTAATACAATGTATGAGAATTTACTTGATATGGATAGAATAGAACTTATCAAAGAACTTGGAAGTATCTTTGAAAAAATGAAAAATGAAAATCCAGATAAATTTTATAGATTTGTAAGTTTAGTGAAAGAAGAATGTAGGAAAAAAGAAAAGAAAGAGAATAAATAATATAGATAAAGCACTTGGATATTATGTTGTTTCAAGTGCTTTGTCTGTTAAAAAATGGTATAATGGATATAGAGAATTATATTAACAATGTGGTATGTAAATACTAAATTAGAGGTCGAGAAGGCTATTGAATCAAAAGGTTTTATATTAACTAAGTGGTATGTAAATCGATTTTATTATAGAGTAGAGGAAGGGCTTGTAAATGGTTTTATATTAACTAAGTGGTATGTAAAGTATATGGACATTAAAAACCCATTTGACTCTTATAAGTTTTATATTAACAATGTGGTATGTAAATTGTTGTATTTGTGGAAGTGAAAAGGGACTTATACCAGTTTTATATTAACTATGTGGACTTAAAATTAAAAATAATCAAAAACACTTACTTGAATAGTAGGTGTTTTTTTAATGAAAGGAGGTGATAATAATGTAAAAATTTTACTTATATAGTATAATAATCTTATAAAATTATGTAGGGGGTAATATTATGGGGTTATTTGGAGGTAAAGAACCATGCAGCATATGTGGAGGAAAGGGTAAAAATAAAGTTTTAGAAAATGAATATTTATGTAATAATTGTTTTATTAATTTCACAATATTTTCTAGAGAAAGATTAAAAGCAACTAGTGCAATGCAAGTATTAGCTGACCATGAAGGGATAAGAAAATTTATAAATTTTTCTAAAACAAACAGAGAACTGTTAGCAAAATTTGTTGAGACAAATAGAATTAATAAATTTGTATCCATCGACGAAGATAATAACTTTATTAAAATATCAGATATTCGCAAAGGTGGAGATGTAATAGAAAATGTATATGCAACTGATGAAATTATGCAATTTGAACTTTTGGAAGATGGAGAGTCTATAGCTAGTGGAGGATTGGGAAGAGCTGTAGTTGGAGGAGCTTTGTTTGGTGCTACTGGAGCTATAGTTGGTGGAATAACTGGCAAAAAAACAACAAGAAAAGTTGTTGATACATTTAAAATTAAAATAACCTTTAATAATATCAATAATCCTTTGGAATATGTTAATTTGATTAATGCAAAAACAAAAACTAATTCATCTATATATCAGAATGCTTGTAATGAAGCACAAGAAATTTTATCAGTACTTTCAATAATAATAAAAAATAATGATAAAGCTGATAATGAACAAAGTAAAACTAGTGATTCAATAGAACAGGTCAAAGGTTTGAAAGAGTTGCTAGACTTAGGAGCAATAACAGAAGAAGAATTTAATACTAAGAAAAAAGAATTATTGAATTTGTAATATTACAAAGCACTTACTTAGGTAGGTGTTTTTTTATGTAAAAATTTGAGAAAGGAGAGTGAAAATATGGCTACAATACAAACATCCATTAGAATTTTTGATGGAATGACTCCCGCATTTCGTAATATGACTAATGCTATTAACACTACAATTAACAGTTTTGATAGGCTGCAACAAAGGTTGCATAATCCGCTTAACGCAGGTGGAATACAAATATCTCAGCAGAGCTTGAATAATATTGAAAATATCTTAACTAGAATAGAACAGAATATAGAAAAAGCAGATGAACAACAGAGAAGATTTAACGAAGATATTAACAAGGGGGTAAGCAATACAGATAGATTGCTTGGAAGTGTTAAAAAAATTGCTGGAGCTTATATGGGCTTAAAGACGATAGGAGGATTAGGTAGTTTAAGCGACCAGATGACCAGCACGAATGCGAGATTAGCTATGACAAATGATGGTCAATTATCAGATGGAGGATTAAATAAAATGATATTCCAATCTGCTGAAAGGTCTCGTGCATCTTACTTAGACACAGCACAGATAGTCTCAAGGATAGGTATGAATGCAGGAAGTGCATTTTCTAGTACTAGAGAAATTGTAAGTTTTGCTGAACAACTCAATAAAAAGTTCATAATTGCAGGAGCTAGTACCCAAGAAATGAGTTCGGCACTTTTGCAACTTACGCAGGGATTGGGTTCTGGCGTATTAAGAGGTGAGGAACTGAATGCTGTATTTGAGTCAGCACCTAATATTATCCGCTCGATTGCCGATTATCTTGATGTCGACATAGGAAAGATTCGAGGTATGGCGAGTGAAGGAATGTTAACAGCAGATATTGTAAAAAATTCCTTGCTTGCAGCAGCAGAGCAGACTAATACGGAATTTGAGAAGATGCCACTTACGATAGGGCAGATATTTACTAGCATAAAAAACAATGCAATAATGATATTTGGTGCCATACAAAAGAAAATTGAAGATACAGTATCAAGTAGGGGATTCCGAACCTTCATAGTTAATATAACTGATGCTATATATGTTCTTGGAAATGTTGGATATAGTGTCTTCAATGGGTTAATTGATTTATTTAGCAGTCCAGCTTTCCAGGGCTTTTTTAATCTAATGATTGTTGGAGTTAGTATGATTACGCAAGGACTAGGTTGGATAATAACACAAGCACTAAGTGTTGCTAACGTATTTGCACAGAATTGGTCAATTATTTCGCCTGTAATCTATGGTATTGTAGGAGCTTTTATTGCTTACAAAGTTATAATATATTCAGTTTTAATAGCCCAAACAATTTACACAGCAATTACTTTTACACAGTGTTTTGTGACAGCGCTTCTCAGTGGAGAACTATATGTTGCTACAAAAGCAATGCTTATAAACAAGTTAATGACTTTAGGAGTAAGCAGAGCTAATGTGACATTATGTGTGACTATGATTATGGTTGTAGCTACAATAGCTCTAGTAATAGCAGCAATTTTCGTAGGAGTAGCAATATTTAATCATTTCGCAGGAGCTAGTATAAGTGCGACTGGAGTAGTTGTAGGAGCTTTCTATTTTCTAGGAGCTTGTATTTATGACGTATTCGCAGGAGCTTGGAATATTGTAATGGCATTTGCAGAGTTCTTTGTTAATTCGTTTAATATTGTTATCTATAATGTACAGATGTTATTTTATAAATTCCAAAATTTTGTAATAGATTCTATGGGTGACGTTGGAGGAAGTTTTGACAATTGTGCTACAGCTTTAGCAAATGCTTTTGTAAGTGCAGCAAACATAGCAATAAAAGGGATTAATGGAGTTATAAAAGCTTTAAATCTAATCCCAGGTGTTAATATAAATACTTTAGGAAGCTTGGACAAAATAGATTCTTTTGTAAAACAATATAAAGATTATCAAAAAACATTAAAAGAGCCTATTAAGCCACAGGACTGGAAAGCTCCATATGCAGAAATCAAAAATCCATTTGACTCTTACAAAAAAGGGTATGAAGTAGGTCAAAATTTAGAAAATAAATTGAAAGATGCTTTTGACATTAACAAAATAGCCGAAAAAGCAAAAAAAGACTTAAGATTAGACGATTTATGGGATAAAAAATACGGACTTGGTGATGGATTGGGTTCAGCTGGATTAAACTCACCTTTGGGCGATGCAGCAAAAGGAGCAAAAGATACCGCGGGAAATACTGCAAAGATGGCAAAGACTATGGATAAAAGTCAAGAGGACTTAAAATACTTAAGAGACATAGCAGAACAAGAAGTAATAAACAAGTATACAGGAGTCAACATTAAAATTGACATGAACAATACAAACAACATAAGTAAAGATACTGACTTAGATGGAATAGTTAATGTATTAACTGAAAAATTAAACGACGCCATGGTTGTATCAGCAGAAGGCGTAGTTTAGAAAGGAGGTGTAATCGTGGCTTATGATTTTTATTTAGATGGAGTACAATTACCAATTACACCTGGCAAATTAGAAATAAAAACAACAAATAAAAATAAAACTGTAGACCTTATAAATGATGGAGAAGTAAACATATTAAAGACTCCTGGTCTATCTGAAATAAGTTTTGAAGCAGAGTTTACACATAATAAATTACCTTTTTGTAGAGGTCAATTTAGAGATGTTCAATTCTTTTTAAGTAAGCTAGAATTACTAAAAACTGATTGTAAGCCATTTCAATTTATTGTCTCGAGGGAAATGGGTGGAAAAGTACTATTTAACACTAATATAAAAGTATCTCTTGAAGAGTATGCTATTTCAGAAGACGCAGATAATGGTTCAGATACAAAAGTTGCAATAAAGTTAAAGCAATATAGAGATTATTCAACTAAAAAGTT